CGCCGTAGCGTGCGTATTCCAAACCGAACAAGGCGTTCAGGCCGGGGAGCAGCTCTTTGAGCAGTTGTGCGCGTGAAATTGCCATGGTAAGTTACTCCTTAAACGCCGACAGCGTTGCTGTAAGAGTGGTAGCCGGGGTTAAACTTCACCAGCAAATCAGTATAAGCATCGCCAACAGTTGAGAAACCGGGTGTTTCTACGAAACCAATGATGCGGAAAGCCGCAGTAGTGGTAACAGCAGAAGCGCCAGCTACAACAGCTGATGTTGAGTTGCCAGTCGTGGTGCTACCTGTAGAGGTAGACTGAGCGGCGCTCAAGAACACGTTTGTGCCCAATGCGGTTTGTGCAACAGTACCAACGGATTGGACTTGGAACACAGCGCGATCGTCATCAACTACGTATGCAGTAATAGACGAGCCTTGCACAGAAGCTGTGTTGGCAGGGTAGTACTGAGAGTAGATGATTTGGCCTTGAGCGTTGGTGTAAGTGCAACCAACAAACACGCCAACTGCACCAGTCAAGGTGCCGCTACCGGGGAATGAGTTAGTTGTACCGTCAGCGCCAGTGCCTGTAACGATATTGAGGTAGCCAGAAGAGTTTACGTACACGAGTGAACCATTGAAGATGTTCGTGTTGTACCCAGCTGGGTCGATGAGAAACGAACGGGTGCTACCAGCATATGGTAGGCCGCCCAATTCGTTTACGGCGCGAAAGCCGTAAGGTGCAGCGGTAGATGCCATTTAAGGACTCCTAAGTTTATTTAGAACCAGAACCAAACCCACCACGCGTTGACGACGACTTGCGTTCGGCAAACAACGGCATGCGTGAGTCATTTTGTCGCATGAAGCTATTGTCTACTGACTCCATCTGGTTTTGAGCCTGCTGGTTAAAGTACTCGTCACGGGCTTCCGCTTTTTCTTTGGCGATCTTGCAGAGCATGAGGCCACCGATTTCCACGTTCCCAGTCTTTTCGTTACCCAACAGCATCAATTCTGGATGGTCAGCTGCCTTCACCGGCTCCCAACCTTCACGCATTCTGCGTGATACGTTGGTCACTTCCGACTGTCCCAGCACATGCGTCGCTACCCAGCGATACACGTAGCCCGGTTCAGGCGTTGGATCAGGCAAGTTTGTCGGCGGTACGTATACAGCACGAGCAGATTTTTCGCGTGACACCAAGTCACGATTTGTACGGTTTTCAGCCATTCGATTTCTCCATTTTTACCAATTCAGCAGCATATTGCTGCGGGGTTAAGCCAAACTTTTTTGCCAACGAAACTTGCGTTGGACTTAGTTGGACTTTCTTTGCTCCTGTCGAACGAGTCGCAGAGGCAACAACCGTGGATGGTTTTTTGGAGCCATCGCCGGACTTCGGCCTGCCCTGTCCACCGAAAACATCGGGGAAAGTGGCTTTCATGCGAGCGTCAATTCGCTCGAAATATTCGTCAGAGCGGGGGTCTATTCCCGAGTTCACTAGTTTTTGATGCAGCCCTAGTGAAAAGCTGGTGAGTTCCTCGTACCCGGGTGATCCAAACCACTGGTTTCTTGCCTGCCAGCGCAGTGTTTTATCGTCCGGTTGGGCCGCTTCGGGTACTTGTTGACTAGTTTGTACAACATCAGAATCAATTTGTAAAGGGGTTGGCTTGAAATTTTTTGCGGCGGTTGCTCGCATCTTTGCATCAGACAACTCTTCTTGAGCAGCAATGATCGCATCTGTGTCAAACGCTTCATGTGCTTCTTTAAGCTTTTTACGGGCCATGACCAGTTCAGCTTCTGTAGCACTCTGAATCGTGACAGCGTACTGCTGCTCGCCATTATTCACGTATTGTTTAAGCTTGTTGTTCTCAGCCAATAAATGCTGAGCCATTCTCTCAAGCTCTTGTTTTTCGCGCATCGTGGCTTCTTTGACACGGCGCTCATCATGACGGGCATGAGTAAGTTCTTTGATGCGCTTTTTAACGCCTTCAGAGTAGTTCTCAATTTCGTCATCAGTTGGATCGGCGACCTCACGGTCTAGGGGCTTGCGGCCTCTATCACGTTCAGGCGTATCGTCTACGATCTCTATTTCGACATCTGCTTCGGACGACTCCACAGGAGCGGGAGTGTCGTCAAGCTCGTCGGGGAACTTGTATTGTTCAGGCATATCTATCCTTTATGCGCGGGTTAAACCGCGGGGGTCTTGCACAACAGCATCAATTTGGTCATCATTGATGAGACGGAACTCCTTGCCAAAGATTTTGAATCTTGTGCCGGAGTAAGTACGTACTAACACAAAGTCGCCTTCTTTACACCATGCGCCTGTGGGGAACTTGGTGGTGTCTTTGTACGCATCGGGGCCTACACGCATTACAAACAACACCGTGGTGGCGTGTTCTTCTTGACGCATAGTGACGGTATCTCTCACGAGATCCAGTGATGTACCTGCAATTTTTGCTTCAACTTCAGGTACTACGCAGAGCAGCTTCCAACCTGTTGGGGTAGGCAGTGCACCTGCTTTGGTCTCCTCCGTATCGTCCTCTTCAGGCATCTCAACGGGTTGGATACTTTTAGGCAAGACAATGCCCGGTGGCAAAATGAGATCACTCATCTGATTGTTCAACTTTCTGTAGCAGGTCGAGGAGATAACGCTCTGCAAGGGCTAGACCCGAAATAATCCCGCAGAGTTTTTGGTAATCATCAAATGTGCGACACGATCCCGCAGCCAAGTCATCTGCGTAGTTGTTCATGTCAGTGCGTATTTTTTCGCGCAATACGGATGCGAATTCTTGGATCATTTTGGTTCCCTGTTTCTGTTACTACCCGCTTGTTGACGGCTCTTAGCAATGTCAACCCCTAACCGAACGCCATCGCGCTCTTGTTCTGCTTGCAAGCGTTGTTCCGCTTGTCGGGATTGTTGTCCAGCCTTGTAGCCTTCAAGCTGGTACTTACCTTGCATCTCTTCTTCCTTGAGCTTGAGCTCATCGGCTTTAGTGGCAGCGTCGATCTGCATCTGCTGCTGTTTGTTTTGCATCTCTTGCTGTTTAATTGCAAGTTCAGCTTGCGCCAACTGCATGTCTGACTGCGCTTTTTGCTGGGCAATCTGCATATCGGCCTGAGCCTTTTGCTGTTTGATCTGCAACTCTTGTTGTTTGATTTGCAACTCTTGCTGTTGCATCTGGAGCACAGGGTCTTGCGCTTGTTGCTGGGCTTGTTGCTGAGCCGCCTGAGCTTGGTTCTGCTGTACCACCTGCTGAGCCGCTTGAGCCATCATGCCAGACAAGGCCACCTCCAACTGAGGCGGGAGCTTCTCGTCTTCAGGCGGCAGTGACATGCCAAGCTGCTGCTCGATCTTCTGGCGCATCATGAACCCTACGTGCTCAGCAATATGCGCCATGAGCTCGGCCTGCATCTGCGGTGCTTTGGGGTTCTGGCCAATCAACTGGGCAATCGTTGGGTCTTGGATCATCGACGTGTGCACAGTGATGTGGGACTGGTGATCTTGGTGCAAGAACGCCTTGACGGGCGAGAGCTTGAGCACGTTCTGGTTCTCAGTCACGGGGTCTACTGGACGCATATCGTCTTCAAGCGGGATGAGCTTGTCTGCATTCTTGATGCCCAGCACCTCAAGCATGCGCCTGTGCAACTGGGGCAAGTCATAAATGTCTGGAGCCATCTGCGCCATCTGAATCACAGCTTGGTACTGCACCACACGCTGAGACATGGTGGCCGCGTTCGGGTCGGACACAGGGATAACGTCTACGTGCTCGTAGTCAGACTTCTTAGCGCGTGGGCCGTCATCACCTTCTGGCTCGTATGTGTAGGTGTCATCTGTGTAGTCACGGATGATGTCCCGCAAAAGCTGCAACTCTTGCTTTAAGGCGTAGTGCACTCGGGCCTGTACAGCCGTCATCACTTTAAGCTGGCGCTCAAGAATGGCCAGTGTGGTTCCCACAGGAGCCTGCGCAGACATGTCAGACACTTTCATATCTGCAGAAGCTGCGAAGCGACGGCCTTCGTCTACGATCTTATCAAGCAGGGCGGCAAGAACTGCGGAGGGCTCTTTATATGGCAGGGGCAGGATGCTGTCACGGATCGTGCCAGAACCAATGTCTACGTCACGGAACTCTCCCGGTGCGATGGGGGTGTCGTCTCCCTTGATGCGCAGTCCTCTGGATTTAAGGCCACCGGGCAAGTTGGACAGCGTGCCTGCATCGATGAGCTGGCGCATGATGCTGGTAGCGGATTTAGCAAAGCCCCCGATAAGATGGAACAGCCCGAAGCCATAAGCTCCAAAGCCCGGAATATATTGGTAGTGCACGAAGTGCTGGCGCTTGAGTTTGAGTGGGTCATCTTCCTCCCAGTTACGGCGCACAGACAACACATCGTTTGTGCCGCGAATGATTGTCACCACGTACGGAAGCGCGATGCCTGTTGGCTCGCCATCGTCGTCCATATCTTCGTGACCCTTAATGTCTAAGTCAACGTGACACTCAAGGAGTGTGAAGCGATCGTCGTTCAAATCGCTGAAGCCCGTCTCTTTATCCTTGGCTTTCTGAATGTCACCAACAATCTTGTCTGGCTCACCAAGCTCTACGTCGCGGTAAAAGCCTGCCTGCTGCAGTTTCAAAATCTCATTCTTGGTCTTGCGCATAACGTGCGTTACGCGGTAGCAAGTCTGAATGTCCGATGTGCCGTATGGCAGGATCATGTCCTCGGCAGGGATAAATATCGACACCTGACGGCCAAGCGCGGGGTCGTAATACACCTTCTTAAACGCTGAACCAGTAGCTGGCAATGACCACAACATGCGCTCATGCTCGGGACGGAACTCGACCATCTTCTCAGTCAACTGGTAGTTCATGTCCGCTTCTACACGAGTGGCAGCTTCTTGCTTCTGCGGTGTCTCTTTACCAAGAATTTTAGTACGCACAGGCCCCTGCGCTGGGAATGTCTCAGTGATTGTCTCTGACTGGAAGCGCACAACGGCTTCTGTAATCATTGGGTGGAACACGCCAGAGGCTCCGTTCCAAGGCTCGGTACGCTCCTCCATCTGCAGACCCAAAAGCTTCAGTCCTTCTGTGTATGCTTTCTCCCA